CAGCGGATCGACAAATAGAAAAGATGGAATTAAACTACGAACTTGTTAGAATCGACAACTGTGCTAAATTACAGCAGAAAGGTTTTATGCTTCTACCCGGTTCCAGAGTTTATCATATATGTAGTGATGTAATACCTATTTCTACATGGAAAAAAGCAGAAGCTAAAGTCCTTGCTTGTAGTACACCACCTAAACCGTGGTATAAACCTTGGCATAAACCTAAACCACAGTGTAGTAAAATGAGTACATTTTCAGATCAAGTAGAAGCAAGAGAAACAGCTGATGAAGTTGTAGAAGAAACAGAAGAGAAAGAAACAGAAGATGAAGAATGACTGAACTTATAGCAATTATTTGTTTATCAATTCTTCTTTATATATTTTTAAAAAACACTATCAACCATCCTTAAAATGACCCTATTAATCAAGCCCATCCTTCTCGCCTTTATCAAGTCGGATTCAGTTAAGCAATTAGTAATTGATTTATTAACTGCTTATGTAAAACGTACTGATAATAAGCTTGACGACAAAGCATTAGAAATTGTAAAAGAAAAACTATTCTCTTAAACTATGGTAAAAGCTACAAAACAAGCTGAATATCACTGGGATAAAGGTGATGTCTCTTGGATGCCTGCTCCACCTCCTAAAAAGAAGAAGAAGGAGAAACCAAAGAACTCTATACAAAAAGCTATAGACCGTAATAAGAAACTAGAAGACCTTATTAATCAATTGTAATGGCAAAGAAAGCCGCAGAAGAAAAGTTTAATGAGTTACATAACCTCGTCACTACTGAATTCCTGAAAAGGGTTAAGAGTGGTGAGGCTAGTACTCAAGACTTAAAAGCCGCATGTGACTGGCTTAAAACAAATGATGTCACAGGTGTTGCCTATGAAGGTAATCCTCTAGATAAATTGAATAGAATCCTACCCAAAGTAGACCCAGAACTTGTTAAACGGAGGATGTATGGCAAGAGCCCGAGTATCTAATCCTGGACCCACAGCTAAATTTTATCGTAACAATAAAGCTTCTAGAGAGAAGCATAATCGTGATAATAATACAGGTGGTAAACATGACCATACTAAAGAATATACACGTTGGCATAGTGAAAGACGTAGAAGCTTAGGTATAATGGGTAAAGGTGGCAAGGATGTCACTAAAAAAGGACTAGAATCCGTTAAGAAAAACCGAGGCCGTGGAGGGGCAAAACGTAAGTAACTATGGCTAAAAAAATTGAAGTTACAACACAAGGTTGGGGCCAGAAACGAAAAAAACGTGGTACATTAACAATCTCTGGTGGAAAGGATTACAAAGAGAAAAAGAGACAGCGTAAATTAAATAAAGAGCAAGAACGTGGAACA